CATTTTTGCGAATTTCTGCAAATTTCAAAGCATTGGCCGTGAATGTTCCGTCCGCCTTTGCTTGTTCTTCGCGTTGGTCCATCTCCAGGTTGAAAAGTTCAACGGACTTTTGCGTTTCGGTTTCGACTCGGTCCAAACGTTCGCGAAATGTTTTCGGGTCGTCTGCCAACTCCGGTTGGAATTTCAAATCCAATTTTTGCCGGGCCAATTCTTTCGCCAAATTATTCCGCAAATCGTTAATGGCTTTTTTCAAATCGTCGGCGGCCTTTTGTTGCGATTTGCTCAAATTGGCCGGTGTGGTTCCGGCGAACGGGTCAATCACAAATTCTTTATTGACTGCGTCAATTTGTTCCGAACTTTCTTGGTATTGATTCAAAAAGAAATCAAACGCCGTGAACAATTGTTGTCCGTTGGCTTGCGCTTCGGCCAATTGTTCGTCGGTGAATCCAAATTGGATTTTGTTGAATTCGTCAACGGCCTTTTGTTCGTCGGCGGTGATTTTGGCGAATGGGTTGTTGGCGATTAACGGGTCCAACGTTGCGCCCAAATTGGCGAAATTTTGCGCCGTTTGTAGTGCGGCCTGGCTTGCGGCCAATGGTCCGCCGGCCAATTCATTTTGAACCGCTTGGTTGTTGGCCAACAAATCGTCAACGATTTTCTTTTGCGATGGAACCAAATCCGCGTAAATTCTTTGAGCGGTTTCGTTTCCGGCGGCCAATGATTTGGCCAAATCAACATAAGTGTTTGCGGCCAATTGTTGCGCTCTCGCTTGTTTGGCGTACAAATCCGTCAATACTTGTTGTTTGGCTTCGGTTTGCGCTTTGTTTTTGATTTGCTTAATCAAATTTTGATAAGCAACATCCAATTGTTCGATGAACTCTTTTTCGTTTTTGATGTTGGTCAATGTCGTTCCATACTTGCCATTGATTTCATCAATCAATTTTTTCCGTTCTTCGGAACCGGCGTTGGTATTTTTCAGCGCTCCGAACAACGCGTTCAATTCTCCGGTTTCTTTTGCGATTTGTTCGTTGGCGATTGCGTTCACGTCTGCGACGGCCTTTTGTGCGGCGCTCAATTCTTCGGTGGCAACAACGGCGTCATCCGCCGCGAAAATGTAATCCGAAAACAACAACAACACGGCGGTCAATGCTCCAATGACCAATCCGACCGGATTGGCTTTAATGGCGGCGTTGAACGCTTGGGTTGCAATCGCGGCGCCCCTGGTTGCGACGGCGGACGCGGTTGTTGCGCCGGTCAACAAATTGGTGGCGGCGGTTGTGGCCCCGGTCCAAAACGCGCGTAGTTTTTGCGCGGCAACACTCAAATTTTCTTGAATCAACAATCGTTTGAATGAAATTTCATATCGCAATTGCGAAATCAACGCGGCGTTTTGTGATGCAATATAAATTCCAATTGAACCGGCCAACAAAATGAATGTCCGGCGGTTTTCTTCGATGACCGATGGAATGGATTGCAATCCGGCAATGACGGCGAACGCGGCGTCCGTTAATGTTTCAAACACGGGCAAAACACCTTCGCCAACGGTTCGTTGTAATTCCGCCCAATTTCCCTCCAGGGTCGACAATCGTCCGGCCGTCGATTGGCTCAATTTATCGGTCAACCCGAAAAATCGTCCGCCTTCGGATGTCAACGTTGTGAACGCCTTTTCTAAATTGTCAAAGGAAATTTTTCCCTCCGAACCCAATTTTTTCACCTGGCCGGCCGAAACGCCCAATTGGTCCGCGAACAACTGAATGACCGGAACGCCGGCTTCGGTCAATTGGTTGATGTCTTCGGCGAACAATGTCCCTTGTACACGGGCCTTTCCATAAATGACCGACAATTCGTTGAAATCCTTTCCGGTAGCGGATGCAACGTCACCGATTCGGCTCAAAGTAGTTTGCAACCCTTCGACCGGTTCACCAAATGCCAAAAGTGATTTGGCCGCGTTGTTCACTTGTTCGGGCGTGAACGGTGTTTTGATGCTGAATTGTTCCAATTCTGCGAACAAATCTTTTGCGGCGGTGGCCGAACCCAAAAACGTTTCCAACGAAATGTTTACGGCTTCATAATCCGCGACGGCTTTTATCGCGCCTTTTGCGAAATCAACGGACGCCCCGGCGATTGACAATCCGCCAAACGCGGCGGCGGCCCCGGCAATACTCGATTTCAATCCGCGCAATCCTGTTTCGGCCGCTTTTGTGTTGGTTTGAATGCTTTGAATTCCGGTGTTCAATTTTGCAAACTCACTTCGCAATTGCGCGGTGTCCGCTTGCAATTTGAACAATATGTTGTTGACTTCGGTTGCCATGTCTTTTATTTTTCGTTTTGTTCGTTTCGTTCGTCTTGAATCCGGAAAAACGTTGAAATTGTTTGATAATATTCATCAACGGACAATGATTCCATCGCCTTCATTTCGCTGACTTTGTTTTCGCAAATGATTTGGTTCGTGAAATTGATGTCGTCAATGTACTTCCCGATTTCAGCGATTGCAGAATTCGATAAAATCTTTCGTTTTCCTGGGCGCTGAGGTTCAAATAGTCGCGGATATCGTTGGACGATAATTCCGAAAATTTGATTGTGGATGTCAACGCCCTTTGAACAAAAAAATCGCGGACCAATGGATTGGCGTTCAACTTATCAATTCGGCGTTGTTTGAACACGTCATTGAATTCGGTTTCGTTTTCGCCATTCAGCACATAATAACACGCCGCCAATTCAATCAACGTTTGTTGTTCGCCAATGAATTCCAATCGCCATTCCATTTCGGCCAACAAATGAAACATTTCCACGATGTTTCCGCCATTGGCGGATTTCTTCATGGAATCAATCATTGTTTTCAATTGGTCTTTGGTCATGTTCATTTCCGCGAACCTGGTCGCCACTTCGGCGGCGATGGCTCGTTTGGATGGCATGGTCAACGGGTTTGAATATTCAAACCAATCGTCGCCGTCGGAATCGGTGAATATTTTGGTCAATGGAATGACCGAACCGGTGACGTGTTTGGATTCTGCCATCACCGGGTTTGGCTTGGGTTGTTGTCGTTTAAACCAATTCATTTTTTTGATTTGGGGTTTGCCTTTTTGGTTTTGTTCAATGACGATTGACAAATGGCATAAGCGGACGATTCGGATTTCCCGGTTCGCATGACATCAACAACGCAACGTTCCAATTTTTTGGGCATGTCCTTTGATTTTTTGTTCGCTCAAAGGTAGCGAAAAATCAATTGCGATATTTGACGAAATCATTGTGGAATGTCCACAAATAATATCGGAAACAATCCAACAAGTGTGACAAATTTGAATCCTTTGTTTTTTCGATGTCCCCGTTGGATGTGGTTTCCACATTTTGCAAATCATGAATCAACCATTGACATCCGGCGTCAATCTGAATGTCCGGATGTTTTTCCAAAATGGAATTGAGCAAAACGCGCGAATTTTTGATTGACGGGTTCACGCTTGGGACTTTGAACGCGGATTTGGGCAATTGCAATTCGTCGCGAATTATTGTGTAGTAATTAACGGCGCCGCGCGTCATGGCGGAACGGTTGGCCCCGGACGCGTCACCGGTGACGATGAACAACCGGTCGCCGAATTCAACCCGGATGGATTCGCACAATCTGAAAATGTCCGAATTCTTCAATCTGAATTCCCGAATGATTCGGATTTTGTCGCCATACGATTGTCCGGCAATACATGTGATTGGGTCAACGTTGAAATCGAACGACAAAATGATTGGTTCGTTCGGATGGATGGCCACACCTGTTTTGACGGTTTTGAATTTATTGAAAGCATACGCGAACGGTCGTTCAACGTCGGAAACGTCCCAATCGCCATTGACGAAAACGGCGCGCGTCAATTCATCCAGGGAATCCATGGCGGCCAAATATTCGGGCGGCAATGATGGATTGTCCAACATCAAAGCCCGTTTGTAAAAATATCCATCCGGCAATTGGCCGTTCATGGCCGGTTCATGGAATGTGGTTTTGGTCCATGTCTGCGACGGGTTGCATGTGGCCATAATCAAACGCGGCGGTTGATTTGGAATGATATGACGTCCAACGCGCAATTTGCATTTTTCGAATGTCTTTTTTTGTAGTTCTTGCGCTTCTTCTAACAGGAAAAAATTAGTTTCCAATCCATCGAACCGGGTCAAATTTTTATCCATGACAAAGTTTTCCGGGAAAAACTCCAGGGTCGAACCATTGGTGAACGTGACGATGTGGTCGGTTTGGTGATATGACCGGATGAATGGTT